AATCGTTGGAGGTCATCAACGGGTAAAAATAGCCAAAGATTTAGGCTATAAAGAAGTTCCCTGTGTAGAAGTAAATCTCACCCCTGAAAAGGAACGAGAACTAAATATCAGATTAAACAAGAATACAGGCGAGTGGGATTGGGACTCACTGGCTAATTATTTTGATGTAACCGATTTGTTAGAATGGGGCTTTACTGATGATGAACTGCAATTTGAGCCAGAATTAGTAGAAGGTCGGATTGATGATGATGAAATCCCCGAAGTAGAAGAAGCCATTACAAAGTCGGGGGATCTCTGGCTATTAGGTGAACATCGGGTATTATGTGGGGATTCTACAAAGAAGGAAGATGTCGAGCAGTTAATGGAAGGACATCGGGCTGATATGGTCTTTACTGATCCACCTTATGGGGTTATGTATAGAAGTTCCAAATCTAACACAATAAGTGGGGATTTAAGCCAAGCGACAATTCCTTTATCATTTAAAGAAATAGTGAAAACAGCAACATTAAAAGATGCAAGAATATACATATGTGGCGGTTCAAACAATGCTCAAATGTATTTTAGTCTATTCGATAGTTATTGTCAGCAAATGCCGAAATTATTGGTTTGGGTAAAAGAGACTTTCGTTATGAGGCCAAACAATTATCACAGTCAATATGAACTTATCTATTTTGGCTGGAACGGTAAAGGTGGTAGCACCGAATATTGGTATGGAGACAGGAAACAGTCAGATGTTTGGCAATTTAAACGAGACAATTCTAAAGACTATCTACATCCAACGCAAAAGCCAGTGATTTTATCAGAAACGGCGATGAATTATTCTTGTCCTTTAAATGGTGTCGTTTATGAACCTTTTATTGGCTCTGGCTCAACACTAATAGCCTGTGAAAAGACCAATCGTAAGTGTTACGGTATGGAGATTGATCCACATTACTGTGATGTAATAGTAAAACGCTGGGAAGAGTACACAGGAAACAAAGCAGAACGAATCGAGGCTGCTAGTGCCTAACGCTGATAAAACAACGCAAAGCAACGGAAAGATGGAAGGCGGTATCACTGGTAAAGGATTCAAACCTGGAGTATCGGGCAACCCAAAAGGCAGACCTAAAGGCGTTCAATCAATCCCCGATATACTGAGAGAGATAGGCAAGGAAGATGGGACTGTTACTGGACTCAATAAGCTAGAGGTTGTGATGCGTAAGGTATTTCAATTTGCGGTAGAGGGTAGACCCTGGGCGGTCCAGTTTATAGCTGATAGAACAGAGGGTAGGGCGTTAGAAAGAATTGATCAAACAACAAGATTAGAACCATTCAAATTAATAGAACGATGAATGGAACTGGATTCAATAAGAAAGGACATCTTAGATGCAAGGAATAAATACTTATGTCTGGTGAGCGGAAGAAGGTGGGGAAAGAGCACCCTGGCCTTGATGTGGTTATTGGATGGGACAATACACCCAGAAGAACGCCGCTGGGCTATTTTTCCGACTTACCGACAAGCGAAACTAGTGCTATGGCCTATGATGAAGAGTTTTTTCAGGAAGTATCCACAAGCAAAGATAAACGAATCAGAGTTATCGATAATGCTGAGTGGAGCGACATTTGAACTTAAGGGTGCGGATAACGAAGATTCTTTGCGTGGTGTTACGTTAGGCATGAACGGTAGCAATGCTGTAGTGCTTGATGAATACGCCTACATGAAGCCATTAGTATTTGAAGAAATTGTTTTGCCTATGCTTTCAACCAGTAAAGGCAGGGCTTTATTTGTGGGGACTCCTTCAGGATACAACCACTTCCACGATATATTTTTAAAGGGACAAGGGGGCGACCCTAATTGGAAGTCGTGGCAATACAAAACAATAGATCATGGTTATGTAGATGCTGATGAAGTTGAACAGGCTAGACGTAACATGGATGCTAGGACATTCTCCCAAGAATTTGAGGCAACCTTTGAAACAGTACAGAACAGAGCTGCTTATAACTTTGATCGTAATGTTCATTTAAGGACTGATGCTGATACTTCTCCAACAGTTTATTGTGGGATGGATTTCAACGTAGATAACATGACTGCGGTTAAGGTGTTCGAGTACACAGATCAAACCATTCATTATTCAGATGAAATAAGGTTATCTAATTCAAACACTGAAGAGATGGCTAAAGAAATAATAAAGCGTTGGCCTGAAGTAAGGCGAGTCTACCCAGATAGTGCAGGGTCGGCCCGTTCTACCACTTCTAATCGTTCAGACCATCAAATACTAAGGGACTTTCAATTTCAAGTAATAGCTAAGAAAGCTAACCCACCAGTTAAGGACCGATTAAACGCTTTAAACAGAAAGCTGTTAAATGCTAACGGTAAGGTAGGAATGACAGTAGATCCCAAGTGTAACTATTTAATTAAAGATTTAGAACAGTGCCAAAGAGATAAGAACGGATCACTAGACAAGTCTGATGCTGCTTTGTCCCATGCGTTAGATGCTTGCTCATATCTGATTGATATGAAGTGGCCTATTGAAAGAAAAGTAGGGAAGTCGGTTCAATGGTAGAGTTCTTATTAGGTCTAAGTGCGATGTTCAATGTCGCATTTATTTTTATGTGGGTTATAGGGGTCAAGATAAACAAAGCACAACAGAAAGAATTACAAGATCAATTAGAGCAGGATTTCGGGAGGCAGTTGACGAAATATTTTGAGAATTGGATGTATAAAGCATGAAATCAGTTAATACAGTTGTTATACCCGAATACAGTGAGCAGCTAGTCCTAGAGTCAATACGCAGGGCTAGGGAGAACTTACAATCTAAAGAGAACGCCAAGAAGGCAACCGCTTTAGACTTCTACTACAATAGGAATATGGATACGCATTTAGAGCAGTGGTTTCCTGGGGAATCATTAAGCCAAGTGCCAATGTTTCCTATGCGATTAGTTCCACGCTTTGCCAGGGCTAGGATGTTATTACTCAAGAATGAGATCAAAAGATATGTGGGCGGTGAAGAGTCTGAGGACTATAGGGAATTAACTTATCAGTTGAATTCTAAGATGCGTGAATTTGGTGAGATAGCGTGGTTGTTAGGGCATTGTCATTTGCGCTCTAAGTGGAATGAAAGAAGTGGTCGCATTGAATACGACATCCTGCCATTCGTGAAGGAATACTACATTTACTCGGAGTCACAACCGTTTGCTTACTCTTATGAAGTCGAGAAGATGGGGAATAACAGGCAGTTTGTTTTCTGGTCCGAATCAAGGGATGGTGAAAAGGGGCTGCATTTCTTATATGATCAAGCAGGGAAAGTAATTCCTATTCCTGGAGGTGATGGGTTTAACCCTTATGACATATTACCTATTAGTAGAATACATAATTCCTCTGACGCTTCTGATGTAGTTAGATGTGCAGTTCAAATAGGTATAGCCATGACCGAAATAGCGTTAGGAGTTCGATTCAGTCTAGGCCAACCAGTGATAACAGGCATACATGAATCTCAATCACAGATCAAGTCGGGAATAGATAAAGCAATTCTACTACCAGAGGGTGCATCATTTTCTTATGTAAGTCCTACAGGATCGTTGCCAGCTATGGTTGAAAGTGTAAAAGCCTTTGCTGATATGTGCAGCCAGAATCATTCATTAAAGATTAAGTGGGGGGATGCAGGGCAAGTACAATCAGGGATAGCGTTAGCAATACAAGATATAGAGAATTTGGAATCAAGAAAAAGCGACATCCCCTTATGGAGAGAATGGGAGAGCTCAAGATATGAAATTGATCAAAAGATTATTGAAGTACATACGGGTAAAAGCCTATCTGAAGATTATTCGGTGGACTACGGTGAGGTGAATTATCCCTTAAGTGAGAAAGAACAATTAGAAGTATTAAAGATCAAGAAGGAAATGGGCATTATAGACCAGGAAGATATTATCAGAGAATTCAACCCAGATATTAGTGATGAAGAATTACAGTTAAAGCTAGAACAAATGAACGCTAGTAAAAGAGTAGAAAATGAAGCACAAGCACCCAGGTCACCATTGGAGAGATTAATCAATGCCTAATCCAGTAGAAAGATTTTCAAG